TCGTAGCCCCACCGCCTCCCGCCGCATGAGGAAAAGGCTCCGCGCCCATCAACCAGGGCACCATCACACACATCACTGCGATCACTAGCCAACGCTTCATGCCTCTACCCTCCACAGCTCAGCTGAATCACGTCGCCCACTGAGCCTTCGACGCGAACGAACGGCGTCACGAAGTCCTCCGCAACCCCAGCTCCCGCCGCGTAAGTGCCACCAGCAATGATATCCACCGGGTTCGGGCAGAGTCGAGACATGCACTGCTTCACTGTGTACGTCCCGCTCACAGTCTTACCCAAGGTCTTGAACGTCACGCACCGATAAGTGCGGATCGCCTCGGAGGGCGACTCGTCCAGTGTCACCTCATACGAATACTCCGGGTACGCACTGGTGCGCCCCGCCTTCTCGATCGTCTCATCCTCGCCATTCAGTTGTCCCCATGCCGCCTGAGCGTATGCGGGACTCGCAGCACACAGAAGCCCCATGCTCCCCACTACGGCGATCACCTTCTTCATGCTCTCTCTCCTACTGTGCTCCCACAGAATGTTGCTCATCATCTCCATGCGACAGCCGACACAACCTCTTCACTCCGACCAAGTTCTGTCCGGGCATCAGGCGGCACATCGCACTCTTCGTCGCATCCGACCACTCGAGATCCACTGAATCTCCAACCACCTTCCCAACATCGTTCAGCAATCCCCCCGTCGGACCCATCACCATGCCCGTCGCGTCCCGATACGCCCACCGACTCGTTGGCTTTGCGCCCAACGCCGCTCCAACCCCCCACCTCCCCTGAGTCACATCTTCCACCAGATTGTTCACATCGGCCAAAACCGCCAACGCCCCAGATCGATCCACCGCATTCCAAAGCCACGTCCTGGCATCCTCCTCAAAGGGGTCGCGACCCGCGTCAATCTCCTTAATCATGTAAACCATGCCGCCCAAGAAAACTCCCAACGCCAAGCCATTCAGCGTTGCAGCATCTCGCCGCTGCGCACCCGCGATCAAAATCGAGTGGGTCGCCTGAAAAGCAAAACTTCTGTACTGGAACAACGTCGCACCTAGCCATGAGTGCATAGCCAAAGGACGTCCGAGCGCCGTGGGCGTCACGATCGTATGATCGATCGAATTCCTCAGCGCCATACGCATCTTGTTCGCCAACCTTTGATTGCGCCAAAAGTCCAGATCAGGAATGTAAACCCCGTTCCCCCGGTCAAGGGATTCCCCCTCCACCCTCCTAGCACCGTCCGCCCGCATCCACTCGACCCACATCGCACGCGCGTCACTCTGGTCTATACCTAGTGACAGCAACCAGTCTCCGTCCTCGGGAGACCACGCACCTGAATCGTGGACCTGCTTGAAAGCCCTCATCATACGAAGACCCGCCACGATCCCAGTGAACGTCTTCCACGTCTGGTTCCATGGTGACATCAGATTGATCTGGAAGAACTTCGCTGTCGCCCCCGCCAACAACCGATCCGGCATTTCCGCTCTGCCGTGCATATCCCCAATATCAGCCAGACCGCTAGACCGGGTATCCAGCAACATCTCAAAAGCAGGACCGACCAGGCCGATGTCGTCACCCATATGCTGCAGCGCCAACTTCATTTCCCCACCTCTCAAAAAAGGCAGAGCCGCCTCCAGCACACGCTCCACGCCCTGAACCATCACCAAAAACGACGGGTCGGTCAGCGACGAAACAACGAACCCTCCACCGTGCCGCAACACGTTGTACCGCCGGATACGCCTACTCCACTTAGCCGCACCACTATTCGCGTGACCCACATCGTACGAATGCCTCAAGATATCGATACCCGCCTGCAAATCCCTAAGATCCTCGCTCAGCCTCGCCCGCAACTTCCCGCCATAACCCTCGATCCTCACCTTGTACTGCGCCCGCGACTCCCCAGTCTTCTGCGGATAAGCCATCTCCAAATTTTCGATGTGGCGTCCGTACTCTCTCCTAATCCCCTCAAAAAACTCCTTGAAATTCAGTGTTCCGAACGCACGCAACAACGCAATATCAGGCACGACGCTTCTGTGATACTTACGAAGCGCCTCCTCTAGATTCATCTCCAAGAACTGCTGCACTCGCGGATCGTCCTGCGGGAACTCAAACGTACGCTCCCTTAGATGACGCGACTTAAACGGCCCGTACAGAACCCGACCATCAGGCTCCCCCACTATCCTGTTTGCGAGCTCGACGGCCTCAACGGTAAAGTCCTCGCCTCCTCCCCATGCCTCGCCCATCAAATCCGCCACTACACGCGTAAACTCCTCGAACTTCAACTCGATCACGTCCTTGCGCCATAGCAAGGGAACAAAGTTATCGATCGTCGGCACCCCCACCTCAACCAACTGATCCTCATACCTCCCAAAAAAAGCCTGCACCTGCCTCGCCGCCTCCTCCACCTCCGGCATCCTCAAGGCATCCAATTCGGCAGGGCTCACCGTCGGATCGTTCGTCCGCACCCACCGAGCCACACCCGGCTCGAACTCCTCGGGATTCAGCAAATACGCCCGCACCTCTTCCACAAACTCCGCCTTGCTCAAAACCCCACCCTGCCCTCGCACGGCCAGCTTCAAACGATGAACCCAGGGGTTGCCAGGGTTTTCCCTCTTGTCACGCGCGACCGCCTCGAGCCCCTTTCTCAAATCCGCCATCTGGTACTTGAAAATCCGCCACCGAACCCTCTGGCTGCTATGCGGCTGCTCGCGATCCAGCCCAGCCATCCGCTCCCGATATGCGTAATACGCCCGATCCAGACCATCGAGCGCCTCTCCTAGATAACGCTCCTCGATCTTGATACGAGTCTCTACCGCCTGAGGAACCGCAATCCCTAGAGCGCTCTGCTTCGTTCGAAAGGGATGCTCGAAAAGGATCTGAGCCAACCGCTGCGCCATCACCGACCGACTGCGGACCAACAATCGCAGCAGCGGAGTCATACGCGACAACGCCTCTGCCGTGTACCCTGAATCTTGCAAGCTCACCGAGGACTGATTCTGCTCATTCAGCCTGATCGGCTTTGACTCCGTCTCTTCCAGATCCCTAACCCTATACTGGTGAGGGTCTGCAGCAGCCTCGGCGTCCTTTATCCGCGTGACAACATTATCCGCACCCACCTCCTCGTCCCAAATCTCCTCTGCGCGCTTCCAAAGAGCCTTCTCGAACTCCTCCCGCGCTGCCCGAGCTTGGACGCTATCCACCACCACATCGTGCAGCCGACGCGGCACGCCAACGTCGTCCAAGTACTCCTCAATCACCTCGACGTCGCCGTTCTCGACAACCTCCACCAATTCCGCCCGCAGCTTCCTCCCTTCGTAAAACCGCTCCAGACCCTCCCCAACCAACTCCACAACAGCCCGCACATCCGGCGAGTCCGCCAGCGACTCTCCGGCCTCCGCCGCGTCAAGCCACGCCTTACGATTCGACACGTGCAACAGGACGTCATCCTGCAACTCTCTCGGGATACCCAACGCGTCCAGACTCTTTGTAATATCCTCGACAACTCCATCCATCACGACCGACTCGAGAGACGGATCCAGCGTCTCCTTCTGAAGACCGCGCTTCAACCTCTCGCTCGTCTCCCTAAACCTTAGTCCCCCCGCCACACTGTCGATGACATCCTCGTGCAACCGAGCTGGAATCCCGACCTCGTTCAGATACTCCTCTATCACCTCCACCTGTCCGTCAGATACGACCTCCACGAGCTTCGGAAGCAACTCCCCGTCCTTGTACAAACGCGACGCCAGCGAACCGGCGACACGCTCCAGAGCGAGGTCACCGCCCTTCCTCGAAACGTGCAACAGCATGTCATGCTGCAAATACTTTGGAACTCCCTGCGAGTCCAAGACCTCTTGAATCTCCTCGACAACACCCCCCTTTAGCGTTTCCGACACGAGCGGATTCCTCACTATCTCATCTAGCAACGCCTCAAGAGACTCCTCCATCTCTTGACGACCTCGCCCAAGCGAGACTCCATCGATCACCGCATCATGCAACGCAGGAGGCACACCGAGATCGTCCAAATACTGCTCAATCACGTCCACCTGGCCGTCCTCGACCACCTCCACCAACTGTCGAGAAAGCGCCTCACCCTCGTAAAGCCGACCGGCCACTTTTCTCGACATACGTACTAGCGGCGTCGCGAGCTCAGCTCTTTCACTCCGAGCGAAACCCGTGTCCGCTAGCACCTGCTGATCGCTTAGCCGCGCCTGATGCGGCAAATAAGGATCCGGCTCCCCTGCCTCGGGCACTCTGAGTTCATCACCCAGCTCCCGAACCATGTCCTCGAACTCCCCACGAGGCCTCTGACGGGCCATAGGACCCAGTACCCCAACCAAAATCGCCGCCGCACCCGTATTCGCCAGCGCCTCCACGTTTTCGCGTTTCGGGTTGGTGTGGAGAATTACCCCCTCGGCCACCGCCGCCGTCCCCACCCCGACCGACATCAACCTCGCCATACGCGCTGCCAATGACGTTCCACGTGCCACACCACCCGACGGCACTAGGATTAGAGGGTCCACCGCTCCAGCGAGAATCCCCACACCGAACGCCGCAGCACCGCCTTCAGCCAAATACCGCGCGTACGTGTCCGTCTCGTCCAGGTAATCAGTAATCCGCTGAATGTCCTCAAGAGACGACGCAGCTACATATTCTTCAGCAACATGCCGATGCCGTTCAGGCACATGCGCCAAAGGGTCAAACGTCAGATTCTCCAGCGAATACGGATCCAGGCTACTCTTGAGCGCAATCTGACGCCGAGTCGTCTGTATCCAATTCTCCGTACCGAATGCCGCCTCGCCCAGCACACGAAGACGATCGCTGCGATAAACCAGCGGCACATGGTCCACGCCCGAGCTGGCCCTTCCGCTGTAAAGCCCATAGGTGGGATACAGCCTCTCAGGAATCTCCAAGCCCGATTCCACTCCCCGACCCTCACTCATCGGCAAAACCACTCAGAAACAGCGCAATCTCCTCCTCGCGGCGCTGTACCAACCCCGGGCTGACCTCCTTACGTACAGTTCCATCCGGCTGAGGCACGTTCCGCTTCACAAACGAACTCCAGTTGTGTACCGCCGTCTCCAGGTCCCTTTCCTCCAACGGCTTCAGGATGTTCTTCCTGAAAGCCGTCGGGCCAGCGTTATAGATGAAAGACGCAGCCGCTACATACTGCTCGTCCGTCAACGCGCCGTACACTCGCTCCAGCCGCCGCAAACCCGGCAGCATATGCTCGCGGTAAAAAGACTCGTACGCCTTATTTGCCTGATCCTCACTCCACGGGAACTCCCCAGCATTCCAACCCGCCTCGAACGCCTCAGCCTCCAGCACCGTTCCCCATCCGACAGTCACCTTTCCCTTCACTGCCGCCCCAGGCTCAACAGACTTGCCTGTTGCATCGTCGTATGGCATCCCACGGAACCCTTCCTGGCCATGAACGAATTGTGCAATCTTGCCAACCAATCCCGCCCTCTCCTCGAGCGAGGGACCAGGCCCCGCCGCGACACCGCGCTCCGACAAAGCCTCATACAGAGACCTTTCATCTCCCATCGCGCGTCACTCCCACAGCCATGCTTCGTCGCGAGAACGCCGTTGCGCTTCGTCTCACCACCAAGGCTCCTCCTGACTCTCGCCTCCCTCCTCGCGCCGAGCCCGTTCCCCCAGCCGATTAAGCAAATCATCTCGCCGATACGCCCGACCACCCACCGGCTCGCCCCTTTGGGCCTGCGCAGCAGCCCAAGCCGCCTTCCGCCTCGCAACCTCCACCTGATGCAGCCCGCCCTCATCCAGCAGTTCAGACCGACCCTCGATGATATCCTTGTCCGTCAAACCCTTCGTACGCAACACCTTGCCCCCCAACGCCCGCGCCACACTTCCCGCTATGAAGCTCTCAGGACCCGAATGCCACAACGTATTACCTCCCTCCGCCTGGAACGCCTCTCCGAAGTGTCTTTGACTGAACTCACTCTCGGGATCCTGCTCATACAACCAGCGCGCCTTCTCACGCCTCTCCGCTTCCTGCCTATCCTGCATTCGCCTCATACTATTCCTATAGGCGTCCTGAGCCTGCACTGCCTCGCGAGTCAACCGGAACACGATCGGCTCACCGTTTTTGTATATCGGGCCATCGTACGAAAGCGACACGTCGGAGCCCTGGATCCACCGGCCAAGCAGTCGCGGAAAGCGCAGCATCGAATGCTCCAGATCGTCCCACACGTCATGCTCGGCATCCGTTTGCGTCAAAGAGAAGTTCAAGATGTCGGACAACATATTCCGATCCAACATGTCCCCGTGCATCAAGATAAACTCGCCCGGCACCAACTGATTCCGCTCCAGCCACGAATTCGCAGCCAGCCGCTCCACGTCCTCCGCCTCGATATCCCCAACCGCACGCAAAACTTCCAACTGTTCCCTCGCCACATTGCGCGCCAATTCACGCATCACCTGCCGTGAACCTTCCGGCGAAAGCCCAAACTCACGCACCAGGCTCAACTCCGGCGCATGCTGCACCAGATGCAACCTTTGCCCCCGAATTTCCCACGTCCAATTCCGAGCAAACAGAGTCTTAGCCTGCTCCCTCGCAAGCCCCTCACTATCCGGGTGCCGAGAAGTGGCCATCGCGAGAAACCGCAAATAGTCCTCCTTCGCCGCCATAGGAACAGGAGCCTGCTCCTTCGGAACCCCCAAGAAACTCCCAGAACTCAACCCAGCCTGGAATCGCGTCCTATCGGATGGCTCATCGCTCGTCGAGCCAAACCGATTCCCAGTGACATCCCCAACCCACGCGCTCGCAGCATCTCCCCACGCACCCAGACTCCCGAAGAACCCCAACTCCGTCGCCGCAATGATATCCTCCTCAACATCGACATCACCCGCCTCTACCCGCTGGCTTACCAACTCCTTCGCGTCCCGCACCGACAATCTCGAGCCGCGCAGTTTGTCCAACATCTGCATGTCCAACCCGCCACCGGACCCAGCAAATTCGACACGCTCGAGCTCCGCGACCAGATCGTCCGGCAGCTGCGCCAGCATATGCCCAGCGCCCTGCTTCAGCGCCCGATAAAGCTCTCCTGCCCGAGTGACCGCAGGCGGTTCAGTCGCATAAACCCCCTTCAAAACACCCTTCAGCGATTCGCTCAAGTACCCGCTCTTCCTCACCGCATCTACAAGAATCGCGTCCTTTTCATGCGGCATCGGAGCCTGTTCTAGCCGCCGCGCTAGCGCCTCTTCATAGCGCTCCTGCGTTTCCCGACCCTGCGGAAACCTACCCCCATCCAGCAACTGCTCTCCCGCCGCCAACTCCGCCTGTTCTCTTAGCTGCCTACTCAAGATCTTAGACAGAGAGTCCGAGAGCTTCATCGCATGATCCCCCTGCAGGCGACCATCTCGAACCAACGAATCGATATACCCGACTGACATGGGGGACTCTAAAAGAGGGGGAGCCTCCCCCAACCCCACCTCCCTCTTTATCCGCAGCGCCAACACGTCATACAATGCCTCACTCGCCCGCCGGGCCTCCTGCCGCTGCTCCTCCTTCCACTCTCTCTCCGCTACCTCTACGCGCATCTCCCACTGCGCGACCGCACCGCCACGCAGGTGATCCCTAGCCACTTTGCTCGCAACGACATCTCTCGCTCCCTTGAAGTCCTTATCAAGAATTCTCCCTTGGATCGTCGCATCCACGAAACCAGCAGCCGCTCGAGCAGCCCACCGTCGCCGCGGCTCCGGCATCGACTCTGGGTAGGGATTTAACGCCTCATCCCCGTCCTCACCTCCTGAATAGTTCAATAGGGCAATATTGCTCTCCAGCGACTTTACATCGCCCGCGTCTACCAAATCAGCTGCCATCTGATTCGCGCGCTTGTCTGCCGCTGCCAGCGTGCGTTGCACTCTCGCCTGATTGCTCGCATCTCTTAAATAGAACTCCGCAGTCGCAAGGCCGGTCTTACGAATCTGCTCTACCCGAGCAGACGGAATACCGAAAAAGTCCATACTCGAGAAGTTGTCTTGGCTGTACAACTCCGCGACTTCAGCCTGCGCCTTCTCCAGCCCCTCGTCGGTAGACAGATCCCCGTACTCACCGTTCCTGACCGCCTGCTCTACCTGTTCCTGCTTCTCTACAGACTCGTTCTTCGCCTCGATAGCTGCCTGACTCTCCTTATAGTCGTAGATACCCTTGCCGACTTGTACCGCAGTCGAAAGCGTTTGCTGAGCGAGGCCAAAGGCGATGTTCATATTCGCCTGGTCCCTACGCGACTTCTCAGTCCGCAAGCTCGCCCCAGTTCCCCGCGAGGTCTGTATCGGGATCAGGCCCAGCTTTCGCGCCCCAGGGACATTCCCATTACTCATCCCAGTCCCCTATGCCGCACCTGCAGACTTCCTTTTCCTGCCATCCAATCCGTCCCCGAGTAAGCCTCCATCTCCAACCCACTCGTCCCAATAGCCTGCATCAACGCCACATTCGTTGCGTCGTTTGCCCACTCATAATTCGACGACGGGTTGCTACCCACTACGTCGATGCCAATCTGGTTCCAATACGGATGCCCGTCGGGAAGCTGGGCTAGGTGATGCGACGCTATTACCGACGCCACCCTATGCTCGAACGCCCCGGGACTCAGCCCCAACGAAATCATTGCCTGGTCTGTATTCATGCGTAGCCGCGCGATGTTCTTTCGCGTCTGCCCTACGGATTCCGTTCTGAGCGCTCCCCTTCCGAAATCCTGATCGAACCCAGCCGCACCAAGTGCCACACTCTGATCGCTCGTCAGACTTGTCAGCTGCTCCAACTGGTCTTCTATGTCCAACTGCTCGGCCCGCATGATATACGCAGCTTTCTCCAGTTGACCCTGCTCCGTCAGTCTTGACTGCTCCTCATTAGCCGAAGCATTCAAGCCAGCCTGCGCACCTGACAAAGCCAGACTGCCTACCGCCGCTCCTGCGACTACCGCCGGGGGCATCAGATCCTCCTCTCCATCCAGGCAAAATCCTCGTTGCTGCCCGGGCCGAACTCCTTGATCACGTACTGCTTCTTGAAGCCGAGCAGTTCTAGCCACCCCACATATGACCTCGTGTCAGGGGTCAGCGCGAACAGAATTCGGAAAGGCGCTTCATCCATCCAAGAGTCCAGCATGTAACACCCAGCCTTCGTCAGAGACAACGGATATTCAGCTACCATCTCGGCCGAGAAATAGCTCCACGCCTCCCCCACTCCGTCCCAAATACGATTCACTCCCGCAATGCCAATCGGCGCCTCGTCCTTCACGAAACTCGCCGAAAACTCGAAGCTCCCGATCGTACTCGTTGTCCCATGAGTTTCGGGGGTTCTCGGAAGGATCGTCTCCAAGTCCTCACGCCTTCCGTCGCGTATGTAAACGCTCACTCGTTCGTCCCACCACGCAAGCTGTAGTCGTTCCGATAGACCAGCTGATTGATATCCGACGGATACGGCTCCTCGATCTCGATCGACAACCGCCCCTCGCGATTGGTATCCCCATCGATCTCGACATGGCGGCTACCCGTGAATAGCTGCTTGGCTGCCAGTACAGACCCTTCGGGAAACTCGATACGGTCCAAGTTCACCTGATTGCCCACCTCGTCCAGAGCTCCCACAGCGCCCCCGTAACTCTTGTACAGACTCAGCATCGCCACCTTCGGCGCTCGCAACTCCTGATCCGTCGCGCCCCCCCCCTGCAAGCTCAGCTCCTGCGGCAACGTATCCACGCGGGACTTGTACAAGAACCCAACCGACACTTTCCCCGTCCCACCCAGGCTAGGAGGCACAATGTTCTCGCTCAGGTCCGAATCGAACTGGCCATTCACGATCGTCTTCGTGCCGAGGTACTTGCCCTGGCCGAATACGCCGACGGTTTCGCCCTCCAGGTAATCGAACGTATTGGCAGGCACGTTGGCATAAAGGACCGTATCGACATACGACGCCCAACAATCCAAGTAACAATCCGAGTCGATCGTGCGATCCACCTTGAACGTCTGCTCGAGCGCCTCGATATAAACCCTGTCCTGGCCGTTGATCCTGCGCTCCATGACGATGAACGCATTCCACTCATTATCTGCGCCGCTGCGGGCCACGCAGATATCGCTTGGAGTGTGCGTGCCCCCGCCGCCCCCGATACGGTGCCTCGCAACGCCCTGTACCAATTGCTGCCGATTCACCGTGAAGCTCACCAGTTCCGACACGCCGTCGGCCCCAGGCTCCTTCACCACCCAAAGCAGCGGCACTGGATCCGGCTGGTGTGCCATCACCTTCACGCCTTCGCCCAACACATGATCGGCGTATAGCGTCAGGTCCTCTGTCGTGTACCCCTCTTCCTCACCACCCAGCCTCACGCGATACAACCTCCGCCCGTTGCCGCTCACGTAGACCGCCGCATCCTCCATCTTTGCGCTCTGGACGTTGCTACCACCAAACGAATTCACGGGCCGCACCGCTCGATTCGCAATATGCAAACCTTCTTCCGGCGCATAGGCCCACAGCCGGTACACACGAGTCCGAGTCACTACAAAGAGATCATCCTCGAGCTCAAAGAGGTCCATGACCTCCCGGTCTCCCTCTCCAAAGCCCTTGATCGCCACATTGAACGCACCCGCCTTGTAACTCGCGCTCGTGAAGAACGAGCCATCCCGGGCGATCGGCAAGAACCGCGGTCCACCGATCCCATCTGTCCCACTAAAGCACACCAGATTCGGATCGTAGCCACCCGCCAGGACGATTCTGTTCTGAATGAACGCCAAGGCCTTCGGACTAGGACCGTGTGCCTCGCTCGCAGGCGGCACAACCAACGCATCGTCAAAAGCATAGACACTACCCAAAGCCCAAGCATCGCAATCGAGCGAACCCCCGGGTGTCCAGTTCTCAAGCGCCTTCGACGCCATCGATGCCCGCACGAAAGCATTCGGCCCAAGGGTGGACCCACCATCCTGCAAATCTCCTGCCGAGTACACGTGACACCAATCCTTGCTCGTCGCATTGTCCCTCAAGACGAGCATCCGCTTCTTCGGACTATCCGCAATCCTTCCCAGTGTTGCCTGCGCTTCCTCGTCCAACCCTTCGTATATACGACAGTCAGTGCCAGGTCTGTCCAGCGTGAAACTATTGGGAGTTGAATCCTCTGTCAGAGTCAGTCCCGTCCCATCGGTCGCAGCATCCAGGCGCTTGACTGGCCCATTCGCGCCCAGCGGGACTTTCCTCATCGTCAGCCTACTGACACCCGTCGGGCTGAATGTGTAGTAAAACTGGTAAAGATTCTTTGCCAAGGCGACCGTCAATACTTCCCCGTCTTGCTGATACCGCAGAGCGGCCAGATACGCCTCATCGAGCGGATCCTCGGACACTTGGTGGACCCAATCGCGCGTACCACCCGCACCGTCACTTGGATCCAAGATCAAGGACTCGACTCTCCCAGACAGATTCGTCAACCCCATTGCCCGATCCGCATTCTCGTACCCGCGAAACCCGACCGTCGGAGAGAGCGTACGCGCAAAGCCCAAATAGACCGGGTAGTGCCTCTGGTGCTGCTGCTGCCCCATCGACAGATCGTAATTCAGGTACGAATAATCGCCGTCGGCGATAGACGTCTGAACCACAACCCAATAAGAAGTACCAACGGACAACCCGACGCCACCATCAAAGGTTGCCGAACGCACAGTGTACGGACCCATACCGGTCTGCAGCTCGAACTCATCGATGTTCGCGTGCAAGCCAATCCGGCCAGCGAAGTTGGGAGCGCCGACGGCGTTCTCGTCTGACAGCTCCGCTCTGTCCGTAAACGCCGTATTTGAGGTTACAATCAACTCAAACGGAGGCTCGGCCAGGGGGATAATGCTCGTACCCAAATCCTTGTACGCCCACACACTGTCACCGCCGAACACCAGCAGCAGCTTCTCGGTCTCCCCCGCCGCGCTCGTATTGAACGGCACAATCCTGATCTTCTCGCCATGGCCCGCAGGAGACTCGAAGCAGAACCTCGAGCCCGTACGCCGCAACAGACCACCCTGCTGTCGAACGAGATAATTCTCGAGCCGAGCTACACCGCTCGCGTACTGCTCGAGATCCTTCCGCCCATACATCGTCGGACTGATCTCGCCAAAGACGAAAGCGTTCTGCGGCTTATTGACGTTCACGTGATCCGCTCCGCTAGCCAACTCGTCGTCCGAAAGGGCTCTTCACGATCGTTCATGCTGTCGATCGTTCGCGCTTCCTGAAGCATCACGTTCAGCCGCCTCTCCAGACGATCGGACAGCCCCTCTGCCGCAGTCAGGGACTCTGCCCAAGCCACCGCCAGGTAGAGCGCAAGGATCTCTCTGAATTGCCCTGTGAAATTGCTCGCGTCTGCTGGGCGACCGATGTACCGGATATCGAGCGTATCGGCGATATCGATCAGAATCTGCCGCTCTTCGACCCGCCAGCGCAGATACTGGTGCGAGCCGACCGTCCAGCCCGTGTACAGATTCCACCCCCAGACGATCGTGTCGTTGATCTCTAGGAGGCGAACGCAGTAGGGATAGCTGGCCGGAACGGTGCCGTTCGGCAGATCGTACGCATGCTCGAACCCCCATTCCGGGGCGACCACGTTCTCAGAGAGGGTCGTCCTGTGGATGAACAGCTTCCACGGATGATCCTCAACGAGCGCGTCGAGGTGCGCGGTAAACTCACGATCCACAAGCCTCGACTGCTTGTTGTCGGGAGTTGTGAGTTGTGCGCTGGTAATGACCGATCGACCGAGCTGCGACAGAGCTCGGTTGATAATCGGCAGGAAGGATGCATCTACTGCCAACGGAGAACCTCCCGAGGGAGGCATGGGCGAGGCCGACCGGCGAAAGAAGCCGACCCCGCCCTCCCCCCATTGGAACGATGTCAGTCGCTAACGTAGAAAAACGCCACCACCACGTTGACGGCGTTCACGATCGCCCCACTCGGCTTCAGGTAGACCCTGCCCGTATCCGGCAAAGCATCGGACGGGAAGGCCCCCAACGCGGAGTAATTCAGGATCTGGCCAGAACCATCCAGAGCCGCCGCGAGCACAACGTCTGCCCCTTCGTTCGGCTCGAAGCCATACTCGAGAGTCGCCGTACCGCCGTAGTCGTCCGAATAAACGTGGCTGTAAACGATCCTGGCCCCCTTCGGAAGTTCCCCGCCTCCGACGTAGATCTTGTCCCCGTTCGTTTCCGCGCCCGTGAACGCATAGGTATCCCGGCAATAGCGGAGTCGCCCCCCCATGTCGGTCGGCTCTACGTTCTCCGGCAGTGCCGGAGGCGTTCCCAGAGCGAAGGCCTTCGTGTGTTCCGTGCCGTAGTAGTCGGACATAGCTATTCCTTCTTCTTGGCGTTGCGGTTTCGGTCAGGCGGATTCGTCACAAACGATCTCGACGCACTTCTTGCCCTGCATGCGGGTCGCCCCGATCGTCATGCAGTTGTACGCGTAGACCGAGAACGACTTGTCCGGGCGCTCCACAATCCGGGCCATCTTGTCCTTCCCAATCGCGAGAAGAAGACCTGACTTGTGCCAGGCCATGCAGCGACGATGGCCAGAGCCATTGTTGAGCATCAGGCTCGAATTGATCCGATGGAACCGGAACCCCATGAAGGTATCGATCTCGCCACGGACGAGAGCCTTCACGTTGTTGTAGTCCGACGAACCGACGAGATTGTTGCTGTCCTTCAGCAGACCCTTCAGGCAGTTCGCCGTCACGGCCATCTCGTACTTGTACTCACCCTCACCCTCGTCGTCGTCTGCCGCCTCGTTGTCGTCGAGGATGGCCTTGGCGTCGATCAGCTTCGCGACCGTCAGGTTGCTGCCACCCGCAGCGACCACAGATCCGCCATCGGTAGCAAAATCCAGGCTCTGGGATCCGTCCTCTCCAGCGGCTGCCGTGCCGAAGAAGTTCGCGATGATTTCCTCATCCATCGCCCGGCCCATGGCGTGCGCACCTGCGCGCACGTACATGTTCGTCGGATCCTTCAGTGTCCGAATCTTGTCCTGATCGTCGATGTAATCGCCCCAGTCGTAATCGAACAGGACGCACATGCGACGAGCGTGCGGCGTCGGGATGTACGGCGAGTCGCCGTGCCGGATCGTCCGCTTGCGCGGTGACGTCGATCCGATCTGGTCGTAAAAGGCGGATTTCCCCACCTGATCTTCTGTGCGGACCGCGCTGCGAAGCCGCGAGCCCTTCTGCTGGACGAGTTCCTCCCAGGTGTCCTTGTACTGCTGCTGGAAGGCAGTTGTGATCTGGTCGCTCATGAGTCGCTCCAGAGTAGTCTGATAGTTATAGTCAGACGCTCGGAGCTACCCGGTGGCCCGGACCCTTCGCTCAGCCCTATCGCCCGCTGTAAGGCGGCGTCTCCGCTGGACGAACCGAATTACTTCGTTCCGCTACCCAGAGTCGAACGCTGTCCATTCGGAAGATGACCTCTCCGAAGGTATCGCGCAACCGTGTCCACCTCGGCGAGAAACTGCTGCGTGCTGTAATCGAGTCGATTCTGACGAAAAATCGCTACGTTACGCACCGCCTCGAGCCGCGCCACCTCATCCTCGGTGTTGCCGGAAGACACACTCACAGTCTGCATTTCGCCCTTCTTCGCCTGATCGCTTCTCTGCTGAGGCAATGGGGTCTCCTGCCGATAAGCCTACTGGTAAATGACGTTGTACAGCGCGTCCCGCTGCTCGATCGCCGTCTTGTGTTCCGGGTGTTCGCTGTCGAAAAACTTCTTGCGAAACTCTCCATCCGACATGAGCTGATCTAGCTCCTTCTGCGCGTCCTCCCGACTCATCTCGAACGTCCGCACCTGCTGACCCGCTGAGCTCTTCAGGATCGAGCCCTCACCTCCCGCCTCCGCCACCATCTTCATCATCTGCATGAGGAAAGGCTGCTGTCCCAGGCTGGTCCCGTTCGCCATCGGCAGATCCAGAGCGCCCATCCAGTCCTTGAGTCCCTTCTCTTCCGTCATGCCAAGATGACGGCCAATCGCCTCGAACGCCTGAGTCCCCTGCTGAAGCACCCGATCCGCCGCATAACCGTACGTCTCATCCAGCCAGCGATCGATCTTGGCATGCTCCTCATTCAGCGCCTCCATCCGAGCCCTATGCGCCGGTTCGACAGCGCCGAGATACGACGCATACAGCCTCTCCGCCATATCCTGGGGCGCACCCGCGTCGTACACAGCCTTCAACAGCGCCGACTCGAACTCCTGATCTTCCGGCACCCCGCTCGGCCTCTCTACCTTGGGGAAGTCCTCCACGCGATAGCCCTCAAAGCGATCCGCAGGCCTCCCAAGGTCGTTGAAGAACTTGGCGTAATCCGCCTCCGTCGCCCCCTCTCCCGGGGGGATGATGCCCTTGCGCCCGAGCAGGTGTTGAGCATTCACGCCCTGCTTGACAAAGCTCTCGAGAGTGTCATGACCCGTCACATGCTCATCGCTTCGATACTCCGCAGAAAGCGCCTCGTACCACTTCCCGCTGCCGTCACCGTCGCCCTGACCCGAATCACCGAGTCCAGATTGCTTTCCGTCTACCATGCTGTCTCCGTTAGGGGTAGTCGCGCCTATCCGTCTGCCTTGAAGGGATCGTAGCTACGCTGCCGTACGTGGCTATCAATGATCCGCTTCAGCTCATCCGGCGTCATGTTTGCATAGCTCACAATACGCTGCGCTACACGATGCCGTCCGCAATTGTACGCCGTCTGGTGTGATGACGAACCGTCGAAGAGCTCACCGTTGTACCGGCAGAAGATCAACAGATCCGCCAACACCCTGCGGCCCGACACGGATCCAAAGACCTGCTCGTAAACGAATTGCCGCTCACCAATGTCCTTCCAAAGCAAATCATGAATCCTGCGATCGCCCTCGGATTCGTCGGTATCCAGCCCACCCAACTCATCACGCGCCGAGAGACCCAGCTTGACCGGAGGCATACTCATGCCGCAGGTTGCTGCGGAACCTGGCCCGCCGCCATTGCCGCGACCTGAGCCGCTTGCTGCATCTGCGCCTGCGCAGCAGCTGCCTCGTCCTTGGCCCTGCGAATCGTCTCCACGTCTACGGGCCTACGCACTATCTTGCCCAAGTTGCCGTAGAACCGTGCCAGCTCGTTTGCGGCCATGTCGAAGTCCGCGTTGTCGAGCACGTCCTGATCCACTTGACTCCACTCCGCCAAAGCTCCCGTGAACCCGAGAATCGCCTGCGCATCGGCACTCATCTGAGCGCGCGCCGCAGGACTGATGTAAACCAGCCGAACCGGTCGCCCTTCTAGAATCTCCGGCCGCGGAGGCATCAAGCCCGCCCTTCGCGCCAGCGCATAGGCCCGCTGTACCAACGGCTCTGCCCACTCCCCCTGGATCCGCATCGCCATCGGACCCATCCTCCTGACAATGCGGCTCTGGGCTTCGAGAGTCTGCGGTATGTTCAGCCGCGGATCCTGAAGAACCTCGATCGCGTCCGCGAAGAAGCGAGCTCGGATAGCCTGCTTGGTGTCTTGAAACCGCTCCTGCGGCAGATCCAGGCGGCTCTGGTTCAGAAGGTACTGGGCGGGCGGCTGGTTCGTCCCGGTATTCCGAACAACCATGATACCGTTGGGCTCCGTCGTCGGATGCCCAATCACCCCGTCGTCCGCCACCATCAGGGGCGGGTCTGCCGCCTTCTCCGCCGAGACCAGCAGGGTACGGCTCATACGGTTGATCATCTTACAATCGGCCAATGCCTTCTGGCCAGGTCCGCGCCCATACGTCTCACCCGGATCCTTCGATGCTCTCGCAAACTGAAAAGGTCGCTCGCGGTAGCCCTTGGTCTCGATGATCTCCTTGGAGTCCGCGTTGAACGTGACTGAAAGATATGCCATCGGAGTCAGCTGCAGCGGCAGCAGTATCGCCCTCTTGTTCGGCATGATGCACTGCACGAACTCGAAGAGCGCGTGCGTGCGACTGCCCTTCGCCGCAGCCACCACCTGCTTACCCGCCGCTTCACCCCACAGCTCATACGCCTGATAGGCACGCAAGCGCCGCCTCAGGTACATCACAGTGGGATATCCGTAACCGTCCTCCGCCACAAAACAGTCGGACAAAGGCAAAGACTGAAATTGAATACGCCCGTCATCCACATGAGTATCGCAATACGATCCCATGTTGCCGAAGAAGGAGTACTCGAAAAAGGACTCGTGGGCACTCGTGTAAAACCCACTTCGCGGATCGGCGAGTACACGATAAAGCTGCTCAGTCTCCAACTCGTAATGCTGCGCCACGCCAGGCTGCTCCATGACCCGGGGATCGGGGTCCTCGAGCCAAGCCCAGCGCGAGTACGGATTGATTGTCAGCAACACCAACGCAGCAGCTAAGTCATCCCCTGCCTGCTCAAACGCACCGTTGTAGACGAGAGTTTGCCGCCCACGTCCCTGCACGAACGGATGCGTTGTGAAATCTCGTTGCCCGAGGCCATAGTCCGCAATCTGCTGCCACTGAATGTCGAAATTCGCGCGCTCAGTCTTGAGCTCGTTGTACTCGCGAAAAATATGGCTGTAAATCTCTGCCGTCGGCATTCGGGACTACCCTCCCATCAGTGTAGACCGCTGCGCGTCTGTGGGGCTGAAGTGACCACCACCCAGCTTGGAGCTCGTACGCACGCTCAACTCTTTTCTCTCCGCCTGCTCGCTCAGCCGCTCTGCCTTCGAGCGGAGTTTTCGCGTCCCCAAACCGCTCCTCCCGGGCACCCGAGCGCCCAGCGCCCGTCCTGCCAGCTGCTCTCGAATCCCGGCGAAAATCTGCTGCCTCATCGGTTGTACCCCTCCTTCGTCGGCCACCAGTATCGGTCGGGCTCTGTAGACTTCTGCCCTCCGAATGGATCGTACGCCTCTAGTTTGGTCGGCATCCGAACCATTTCGCCAGTGCGGGCAAACCGCCTCATCATGAATGCATAGCGGCTAGCGCTTATGCGGTCATCATTTTCCTTGACAATCTTGCCATTTTTTCGGTGGTAGAGCCGAAATTCGTCCAGCCAGCCTCGGCAGACACGCGACACCTTGAACCGACCGCTCACCATGTAAGTCAGCATCTCCTGTATCGCTGCCTCGAGGCTGTTCCCACCGTCCACTGTCTGGGCATGCTCAGGCAACATCCGTAGACCCTGGCCTGCATACAGATTCCTCAGATCGTCACCCGAGTGGCTGCCGTCATGCTGATGCCCATCGTGAGGCCACGCCCACGGAGAATTGCCCCAGCCCTTGAGCGTGGCCGCGTGGGCAGGAATTACCGTCTCTCGCTCAGCGTACTCGCCCAGTACGTAGAAGACGTCAGCCTCCGCATCCCAGAAACAGCGGGCGGCTGCCGTGGGATGATCCCATCCAAAATCCAGTCCGTTGATCCGCTTCCAGTGAGCAGGGACATTGTGGATATCAATATGGTCGATCAGAATCGCTTCTTCCGACACAGGGAAGACACGTCCTGATCCCAATACAGGAATGCCCTTCGAGCGCGCTTCGCGCTGCCACGGCGCATACGCGGCGACAATCTCCCGCTTGCGCTCCTCTGTGTAGTGATCGACTTCATCGATCTCCATCTGAATGCAACTGTGTTCCGGGCTCGCCGCCTCCGGGTAGTACAAACGCACCACATCAGACATCCCAAGCAGCGGTGTCATCGTCATGTAGGAAATGCCGCCCTGATTCTTGCCCGATTCAGGATCTCTGTTGCCCCCGTTGTTGAGACGCGTCTGCCCCTCGTCATAATGACCGTAGGTGGGCTCCTCGTCGTACCACAGCACATCGATCGTCTCAGAGGCCCACTTGAGCGGCGCCTGCTCATAGTTTTTGAAGACGAGCGTGGACAGTCCGTCCCGGTGACGAATCTTCGCGTAATCGATTACGTCCGCGACGCCACGGCCTCTGACGACATTCTCGATCATTCGCTCGGGGATCATGCCGCTCCCCCACTCACCAGGCCGTCCGAAGAGCAGGCGTTGCGGTCCGTCCCGAACAAGCTCGTTGGACAGTCCCCCTACCCACATGACAGCAGGCCGCTCCAGACGGTAACCCGTCCACCACTTCGGGTAGTCGCCCGTCAGATGCACGGTACTTTCATAGGAACCAGACAGCGTCTTGCCCAGTTGGTTCCCTGCCATGAACAGCCGGAACTTATGGGTTTTGCCGACGCGATGAAACTCCGCCTGCTTAGTGTACGGGGCGTACTGAAGGCTCAGCCTCCGGTCCGCTTCCCTCTGCAGAGCTCTCAGCCTGCGTAGCTGATTCTCGTCGCTCTGCCTCTGCTCGTCGGGTGAGGGCAGCTCGGACACGATCGGTCCCCTTCTCAGCGTCGGCGAGCTGTCTCATCAGTTCCTCGTCAGACAGCTCAGACGGATTGTCGGCATCCTTCTGATTACCAGCATGGTGGAACATACCCAGAGAGCGCGCGGCAGCAGTTGCAGCCGTATTCACCTCTTTCGGATTGCGCATCACCATGACCTGCCGCATGACCGGTGCGCCATCCTTGTCCACTCGCGGCTGCCCGTCCTCGCCATACACGGGCTCGAGGACCGGGTTGCCGTCCCGGTCGAGCAAAGGCGTCAGCTCGCGACCGTACTCGATGATGTCCCGCCACACGTCACGCACATAATCCTGGGATACGGCTGCTCGATTCACCTGGGCCGCAGCAAGCTGCTTCTGGAGCGCATCGATCCTGAGAAGCACCTCAGGCACCCGCTTCTCCAGCCTGGATCCCCGGGCGCTGTAGCTCGCCATTGCCTTCTTGTCGTGCTGCGGCAGATCGAAGGCCACGGCGTAGGCTTTCGCCCTCGACGCTCCAGCTACCCGCTCTCGACAGTAGATCTCATGCTTCGGCTCCCTCAGGGTGCGCGTCTTGGCGAGCATCTCCGCCCTGTGGTCAGCCTCCTTAGAATATTCGTCTGCCATAATGCCGAGGATGCGCCTAGCCGACGCAGTTAGCAAGTGCCCCATGGGGCGCTACCCTGTATGCATGCGTGCTTTCGGTCTCGACGTGAATCAGGGAGGCGTCGTCCTCTTCAACAAGCTCACCAAGATTTCCAAGTTCGGGCACTCCTACGCGTACGACGAGACCTTCGCGGCGACGCTGCGGGTACGGAACACCGAATGCGAAGGATTCCGCGCGTGGCCGTACCTCTCGCCGCCCTATCACCTGACGACAAACCTCACTGTCGGCGCAGAAACCCAAATCGGGGAGGTCGAGGTCCGCGACCGTTCCCAACTCTACATCCAGGGCGCAGAAATAAGCGTGGTCCGGGTATACGACGAAGGCCACCTCGAGATCTTCGCTGAGGACGGGTCAATCTACGTCGATGGGACTGCGCTCCCCAGTCAAGCTCCCGGGTCCTACTCCTTCGACTTCGAGCCTGGCTGCAACCACCTGCTGGACTGGGACTACACGCTTGCCTCTGTGACCTACAGTCTCAGCACTCGGGTACAGAGCAAGAGCCCGGACGCAATTATCAAATACCGGATACTGTAGGAGCAATCACCCATTGGACGTCATCGACGACTATCTGGCGAAACAGGGTAAAGAGCATCCAGAGGGCCTGGATCATGCAAAAGCAGAGCTCCTGAAGGCGAAGGCGCACGCTGATCGATGCGAGCGCGAATTCCAACGCTCTCTCGAGAAGCTCGATCAGGCCCGAACCAAATTCGACCGCAAGGTCAAGCTGCTAAGGACGCTGATCGGCGACGAGGATCCCGATCGGCCCAGCCCACCGGCACCGGCTGTGGAGGCCACGCCACTTCCGCCCGCGGCTCCCACCGACGAACTCGCGGAGGGTCTCGTCTCGTGCAAAAACCCGGACTGCAGAGCGGACATCCCGCCTCCAGGCGGCTTCTGCGGAAAGTGCCGCGAGAAATTCGCCACCATGGCGGAAGGCACCGCGCCCCCATTCTCCGAGGTATACACGAAACCGGACCCGGGGCTGAGCGACGCAGGGGATGGGCTAAGCTAGCTCCACCATTCGATGCGCTTCAAAAGACGAACGCCCCTCTCGGCACTGCCAGGAGGGGCGTTCTTTCGTCCGCATAGGACGGGCTGTCTCGGAGGCCAGTGCAGCCCTGCGCCAGTGGCCCCCGGATCAGCACGAGCCCGGCGATTCCGCCAGGCCCGGCTTGAGGCCACAATACCTCAGGGGACGGCTAGATACAACAAACCCCCGGGAGGGAGACCGGGGGCCGTTGCTCTTCGAGGAGAAGAGGGTACTCACGTGTGGCTGGCGAGGGGAATCATGACTGGCGCTGAGCAGTTCGTCAAGTACCCTGTCGGCAACACGTCACCAGAGGGAGGGTAGACGACAGCGCGGGAGGCACGGACCCCCGCAGCTCCAGTGTCCCTCGAGGACACCGCGGCGAAGAACGAACGTCGTAGGGACGGGGGGGCGACCCCCCTGACACGAGACAGCGGGTGCCAGTGAAACTCAGCCAGCCCGTGCAGTAGCCGCGAGACCTGGGCAACGCAGCGCCGCTTGACTGGCTTCACGGCGCACCGCGGTACACCCAGAAGCGCAGTCGTCACCAACACCAGACGCCCGGGGGGCTACACGTACCGACAAAAGAGGGCCGACGCCCCTGAATGGCCACCTGTGCCTGGAGAAAGGCGTCAAGGACAGCCACCACCAAGAACACAAAGACGGCCTGGAAACATCGGTCGGATTTACAGAGGGGACTCGATTGCCAAAACCCCATTTAGGGTTTTGCAACCCCCCCCCCTTCTTGTCAGCAACCGCCTTGCGGGCCTTTTTCTGGTGGCCCCAAGCTACTTGAGTGCAACACGGCACGTGTGAATCACCTCATTGAGAGGTGACTCACACGTCGAACTCCTCGTGGCCGAAGCTAACCACTGGCCACGTCGGTCAGCATCCCCTACCTCTCCTCAGTATGTCGAGTCACGCGCCTCCCACCAGCACAGCCGGTGCGCTCCGATCCTTACGGGAGTCGGCGGGTCTTACGCAGCGCCAAGTCGCCGACCGGCTTGGGTTATCCGAGTCGTCGATACGCTCATACGAGCGCGGCACACGGCGATCCCGGCTCTATCCCGTCACGCTACACCTACTCTGCCAGCTTGAGCGGATACGTGCGTCCAATCGCGAACGTGCAAGACGCCATCGTTCTCGTGCGGCTCAGCGAGACAACGCGGCGCGAACCGACCGCTACACCGTCCGTACCGATCGCTTCACGTAATATCTCTACCCGCCACACGAGCCTCACTACGCACGGGTAGTGGGTGTCTGTAACTCAAGCACGACGCGTGTCGTGAGGCTCCGGCGCAGAGCGCCTCCGCCTCACTTCGCACGGGTAGTCGTCGGGCCTGCGTCTGGGCGGCTGGCGCTCGCCGCCCATACGCACTCTGGGCGGCTGGCGCTCGCCGCCCATAGTACGGCTAGGCCTATGCCAAGCGACGGATTCCGGTATTGCTTGTGCGGCGAAGCCGCACATCTTTTTCAAAACCTCGGATGCAGCCTTCCGCGGTAGTGTACGTCCGCACACTGATCGTGCGGCTCCGCCGCACACTCTTTCTACCCGACTGCGGACGACTTTTTTTAAGACCTCATTCCGCGGCATTCTGCAACCGATGCCCGGAGGATCCTGATTTCTGTCCCAGTGCCACCTCCGCGATCATTTTCGCACGAATGTTCGTTCCGAACATCCCCTGCGAAAATAACCGCTCTTGCTACTTGCTTAGCAACTGGTTTATCGACGCGGCATGAGACTCAAGAAAGTGTTAAATGCACGTGCGGCTTCGCCGCACACTCTTTTCACCGTCTCCTGCCTGTAGCACACTGGTAAACCCGCTGATAATGCACGTGCGGCTTCGCCGCACACTTTTTTTTTGTGTCTCCTGCCTGCGGCATGCGACTCGTGGGGTTGACTCAGCGTGCTATTGCCTTGTTTGCACGAAAAGCCGTCGTGGCTGTGCGCTTGGAAGTTCGCCGCGTGGGCGCGTGCCCGCGACAGGCGACTTCATTACGTAACCGAAAGGAAACTACGAAATGTCTCATGCAGTCAAGTTCGATGATCGAGTAATCCTCGCGCACCGAGCGTGGATCGAAGCGAAGAGTGATTACCACGCTCATCCGGAGTCCGGGGACGTGCATTGGGGTCACGATCTTAACGAGGCAGAAGCAGACTTCTATGCCGCCCAGTACCGCCATGCTTGGGAAATGCTGTGCCGTTACCACGGGAAGTAGTTTGATCCCTACCTACACGGAAGCGACGCCGCTCCCCCGCCATACCGGGGGGAGCGGCCCCGCTTCCCATTACGCAACTCACAGGAGATTACGAAATGCAGAAGAATCACGACCGCCCGAAGAACGTGTTCCAGACAGACGACGGCACTTGGTTCGAACAGCGGACCAGCACGCTCCACCCCGACGAAATCACCTACGAAGTCCTCTACAACGTGAACCCCCACTTCTCGTACAGCGCAGCCATGTCCGAGATAGCCGTCACCCCCACTGACGACGCCACCACGAGCGACGGAGGGTTCCACACGGCATCGTGCTCACGATGCGGAGAGCCCGCCACAACCCGCGATCGGGTAGCCGACGTGTGCGTCGAGTGCCTCGCCGACCGCTACGAAGAACAGGAGATGGACCGCATATCACGGGACGCAGCACGGGACGCGGAGCAGCATGTGTACGAAACTCTCCACCAATGGGAGCGCCGCACACAGCTCACGGACGACCCCGAGTATGCGAAACGCATGCTGGACAACGCTCCCAACCTCTTCGCTAGCTACGATCAGTACCGCGACCACATGCGCGCCTCCGCCGTCTGTGAGCCTCACGAAGAGTTGTACCGCGAGGCACGCGAACAACGAGCCCGCGAGGTTCTCAACAGCCGCACCAGACCCACGGCCCCGTTCATCTTCTGGTCGCCCGCCGCAGCACGACCCGACGCGCCCCAGCCCGGACCCGTTCGCCGCTACCGCGAGCGGGCCTAGCCCTGCCCGTTGCCGCCCCTCCTAACCGGGGGGCGGCAACGCCACGGCAGACCCGCAAACGCGCAACCACCACCACTTTTTTGCTTACACCCCCCGGGTCGATTGACCAAGACCCACGGGTTGCCTGACCTAGCCCAACGGGTGGACTGACCTAGCCCTTTCCCTTTACACGACAACAGGAGTTCCCTGTGACTCAGCATACAGACGGCCTTCGCATACGCGAGGCCCGCGTCAGTTACACACACCCGCCCGACCCAGGCGTGACACTCCATAAAATCTCCGACCCAGACAACGCAGCTGCACTCCTGCGTTCGCTGGTCGGAGACAACAGCCGGGAACACTTCTGCGCCATCTACCTCGACGCGCGCAATCGCTACATCGCTCACGCCATCGTCTCCATCGGCACCGCCACTGCCAGCCTCGTCCACCCTCGAGAGATCTTCCAACCCGCCGTCCACATCGGCGCATGCGGCATCATCATCGGGCACAACCACCCTTCGGGAGATCCACAACCCTCGTCCGAAGACCGAGAAGTCGTCAAGCGCCTCTCGAGGGCCGGAGCCATCCTCGGCATACGGATTCTCGACTCCCTCATCCTCGGCGCACACAAGTCCTACTACAGCGCCCAGGAGAGCGGAGAACTTCCGTCATCGATCCCCGCCGAGCCGGGGGATCGATGACGGAAATTCTCAAGAGGAGAAGTAAATGGGCAAGCTCAGTGACAAGACCAACGACGGGTACTACTGCTACGGCTGCGGCACACCCCTCACACCGCCCGAACCCAAACAGCAACAGCTCTGCCAAGACTGCCGCGACTGCCGCGACTGCCCCGACTGCGACACCTGCCGCGCCATCGAAGATCTCCACATCCGCAATGGCATCACCGTCCTCATGGACGCACTGGCCACGCTTGACTCGCTAGTCCACGAAACCGACGACGAAGAAAGGGAAAACCATACGAAAGACATACCCTCAGACGAACCCTTCTAGATATACCCTGTCCCGTCCAATCAGGGCTATGGCCTGCCACCCCTTACGGGGCCGGCCAACGCCCCAATTCAACTACGCAACAAAGGAGCAACACCATGCCTGGCACCGTCAACAAGATCACCCTCATCGGCCGACTGGGCCGCGACCCCGAGCTTCGCCACACCGCCAACAGCACCTCCGTCGCGAACTTCTCCCTCGCCACGGAGCGCTTCAAGAAGGAAGGCGAAGAAAAGCCCACCGTGGACTGGCACCGCATCACCGTCTGGGGCAAGCAGGCCGAGGTCGCTGCGCAGTATCTCAACAAGGGCTCCCTGGTCTACGTGGAGGGCGAGATGCACTACCGCAAGTACACCGACAAGGACAACATCGAGCGTTACTCCTCCGACGTTCAGGTCCGCCCCGGTGGCCTCACCTTCCTCAGCTCACGCTCCAACGGGAATTCCAACGGCTCCACCGACGCCGCACCCGCAGACGAGTCGAGCTTCGAGGAGCCGCCCTTCTAGGCCACCGCCGCGCTCTCACCAGGCTGTCTCCCCCTGCTCGCACAGAGGGGGAGACAGCCCTTCTCCGTCATTAAGGAAACTCAATGAGCATTCGATTGCACCAATTCGACCGCTACAACCGAGCACTGGTCGCTGACATCAACCCTTCCGGCCCGACAGAGACGACTATCGACGTCTTCCACCTGTACGCCTCCACACGACAGTACATCCGACCCCTGAAGAACCGAGAAGCTCAGTTCGTCCTCGAGCTGAGCATCGACCCAGTCAGCCTCCGCCTCCCGAGCTTCCGGGTCCATCACTTCCTCACCCAAGACCAGCTCGAAGAACTCCACGCTCACATCGAAACCGCCCTGCGCGAGAGTGACCCCGATCCCACGCAAGGCGAAGACACAGCAACCGGTTCACCTGCAACTTGAACAACAGCTCACACGTACGTCGCTTCTCATTTGCCTGCCACTGGAACAAGAGCTACGACGTTCTTCGCTTCTCATTCGCCTACCACTCGAACAAGGGGTCAAACGTGCGTCGCTTCTCAGATCTCGAGCGCCAATATGAGCGACTCAATCTCGACCCTTCCGACACTCCGGGCGATTACATCCGACCCACTAGCGAGGTATACGGCGAACACGCCATTGCCCGACGAGAGACCGAACACGCAGAAATGCTCCGGCTTGATCTGACCTGGGAAAGCTGGGAGTGCATGCTCTGCGAGCAACGCATACATCCAGGCGACGAGATCGGTCGAGACGTCGATCGCATCGAGCCCGTAGCTGACCCCGGAGCCTGGTGCCACTGGTCATGCCTCGCAGACATGATGGACCGCCTCTACACCCTCGACCGATAGCCTCTCCCATTCCCCGCAATGCCCGAACCTCCCACACCATAAAGGAACGTACTTATGACCACCGAAACCAACCTTCAGGAGACAGTGCAGGAACTCCTTCGCCAAGCCAAGGCCAAGAGCGATTACATCGTCCCCTCCCACAATCTCGCACTCATCCATCCCTCGTCTTGCGAGCCCAACGAGGGAGTAAAGCTCGCGGACAACAGCTCCGACGCAGTAGAACACTGGGGACATGACATCGAGCAGCAAATCGATGCAGACCGATCCGCCCTCTCACTCCACCTCGGCCTAGATCACACGAGCCCATACCCCATCACGCCTTTTGCACACAGACAGCTCGCGGATCGCTGCGGCATCCCCCGCAAGTACTACCAGCGCTGCGAGCAGGAAGCACCCGCCCTTCTCGTCGAAAACGTCAACCACTGGCTGTACTCGAGCGACAAAGACCACCTCGTCCGCACGCTCGACGGAAAGGTTCGCGCCCTCCTCTCCAACCGCTACCGACTCATCGACAACCTCGATGTGGCCAACGCTCTTCTGGAGACCTTCGACCGCGAGGGTCTCCAGGTGAAGACTTGCAACGTCACCGACTCTCACTTCTATCTCTGCGCCCTCAGCCCTCACCTCAAGAGAGACGTCACCGAAGACGATCCTATCCAGGGCGGCATCATCGTGAAGAACAGTGAGGTAGGAGATGGCACCTTCTCCGTACAGCAATGGCTCTACAGAGAAGTCTGCAAGAACGGCATGGTCTCCAGCAGCCTACTCCGCAAAGCGCACGTCGGAGGCGAGGCCAAGCTCGACGAAGACGTCAGCCACTACCTGAAGTCCGAAACCCAGGAATTGCGCGACGCAGCACTCTTCGCTCAAGTCAACGATGTCGTTCACGGATACATGACCGAAGGTGTGCAGTTCCACAAAACCGTAGATCAACTCCAAGCAGCAGCAGGACTGGAGATCACTGGCTCTATCGAAGACGTCTGCGCACGCACCACAAAGAAGCTCGAACTGACGCAGACGGAAGGCTCTGAACTCCTGCAGTCCCTCGCCCGAGGTGGCGACTTCACCAAGTGGGGCCTCGCCAACGCGGTGACCTCCCTGGCCCACTCCACATCCAGCTACGACCGCAACATCCAGCTCCAAGAAGCCGGAGCTCGGGTCATCGCACTGACCTCTCACGACTGGACAGAACTCCAGCAGGTGGCTCCCTAACCCCCTCCCTCGGCTCTCGAGGCACACCACCATCACCGGGGTGGGTAACTATCACCGCGCTGCGCCGGGCGGTGCTAGTTACCCACCCCTTGCGGAGCTACCGCCATGCCCACAGATCACCGCGCCAAGTACGCACCCTCCGCCTCCGTACGCTGGATGAATTGCACCGCCTCCACACCTTTTATCGAAGCACTCCGACAGACTGACCCCGTTGAGCGCCAGCTGTCCCTCTTCCGCATCGACCAGGCCACCGGGCTCCCCTTCGCTCTTCCCACTTCTACCCTTCCACCCGACCCCCCGCCCAGCCTCGAAGCGGCACGGGGCACAGCTGCACACTCCGCCGCGGAGGCCGTACTCGCAGGCGACCTCTCGCTCTGGAATCTCACCGATTACGTATGCCCTACGACCGACATACCCATCGACGAGGATCTCGCCGATATCGTCCGCACCTACATAGAAGCGCTCCGCGCACTCCCTGGCCTCGATTACTACTGCGAGCAAAGGGTCACGCTGCACACCTACTGCTACGGCACGAGCGACTTCATCTCCTTTGACCCCAATGCCCAAATCCTCTACGTGCGTGACCTCAAGGCAGGCAAGGGCCAACCCGTCTACGCCGCAGGCAACAGCCAACTCTACATCTACGCAGCTGCCGCGTACCTCAACCTGCGTACAGAACTCGCGGGCCTCACCTCCATCACATCCGTCAACGCAGGCATCATCCAGCCCGCCCGCGATATCGACGACCACATCGAACTAACCACAGAATATCTCCTTGAGTACTCCGAGCAGGTCACCCAAACAATCCTCGACACAGAACGAGGAGAAAACCTCTCCTTCAACCCCGACCCGCATAACCAATGTCGCTGGTGCCCCGCAGTATCTCTCTGCCCCGCCTACTCCGAGACGCACGTCGCCTCTGCAGTGACCGACCTCTCCGACGAGATCATCAACAGCACAGAACAGGAACTTTGGCCCATGCCCTCAAAACTCACTGACTGGGGCGATCGTCGCCGCCTCGTACCCTTCCTCGAACTCTGGATCAAGCGAGTCAAGCAGCACACTGACCACATGATGCTCGAAGACACAGTGCCCGCAGGCGATTCACTGCTCCACACATTCACCATCCGCGATGGCAAGCCCGGCGACCGGAAATGGAAGAGCGAAGAACACGCCCTTGCCTACGCACAGCAATGGGATCTCAGCGAAACCGAATCTATGACGCAGCCGACCCTCAAATCTGTTCCACAGATGGAGAAGGCAGCAAGGACCAAGAGCGGCGAGTCCCTCAAGCTCGTCCGAGTCTCCGACGAAGCAGTCACCCGCTCCGAAGGCCGCCGCAAGATCGTCCCCATATCCACTGCCGCCGAGGATTCAGATGACGCGTAGTCCCCAAATACAGATCGAGTTCGCCATGCCGGGCAAACTCGTCGTAGACAATTTCGCAGGCGGCGGCGGCGCTTCCACAGGAATCGAAGCCGCCATCGGCCGACCCTGCGACATCGCGATCAACCACGACGAAGCGGCCATCGAAATGCACAAGGCCAATCATCCCGGCACGCGCCACCTGAGGAACGATATCCTCTCAATTGACCCCCGCGCAGTCTGCGGCTCCAAGCCTGTCGGCCTCGCCTGGTTCTCCCCCGACTGCACCAACTTCTCAAGAGCCAAAGGCGGTAAGCCCAGAGACCAGAAAATCCGCGACCTCATGTGGGTCGTCACCCGCTGGGCAGCCTCCGTCCGCCCCGAAATCATCGCCGTCGAGAACGTCGAAGAGATCCAGAAATGGGGACCCCTGGACACGGATAACCTCCCCATCCCCGAGCGTACTGGCGAGACCTTTCGGGAATGGTGCGCCCAGCTCCGCTCTCTCGGTTACACCCTCGAAATCCGCGTTCTCACCGCAGCCGACTACGGAGCCCCCACCACACGGAAGCGCCTCTTCATGCTGGCCCGCCGTGACGGCCACCCCCTGGTCTGGCCAGCACCCACTCACGGCAGCTCCACTAACCGACCCTGGCGCACATCCTCCGAGATCATCGACTGGAGCCTACCCACCCCATCGATATTCTCCCGCTCCAAGCCACTCGCCGAGAAGACGATGGCGCGTATTGCCGAAGGCATGCGTCGCTACGTCTTCACTACAGACAACCCCTTCATCTGCTCCATAGGCGAGCAACAAGCCATTCCTACACTCATACAGACTGGCTACGGGGAACGTCCAGGCCAGACTCCTCGAGTCCCCGGACTGCAAAAGCCACTCGGAACAGTTGTCGCAGGCGGGAGCAAACACGCCCTCGTCGCAGCCTTCATCGCCAAGCATTACGGCGGCGTCGTTGGACATGAGGTCAGAAGACCGCTTGGAACAGTAACGGCCAAGGACCATCATTCCCTCGTCGCCGCCTTCCTTACGAAGTACTACAGCGCCGGGGGACAACACCAGCCCCTCTCCTCACCTCTTCACACTGTGACTACCAAGGCCCGCTTCGGTCTCGTCACGATCAAGGGGGCTCAATATGCCGTACACGACATCGGCATGCGAATGCTCAAGCCTCACGAACTGTACGCTGCGCAAGGCTTCCCTTCCAACTACATCATCGACCGCGATCTCTACGGCAACCGCTTCACCCAAACAGAACAGATCCGCCTTTGCGGCAACAGCGTCAGCCCGATGCAGGCTGCAGCCTTAGTCGGCGCAGCCATCGGCAGACATGCGCCCAATCTCGACATCATCCCCGCCAACAAGGTCCAAGGGGAGTTATTCGAATGAACGACCAACGAGACCTGTTCGGAGCCCTTGTTGAGATACTGCGCTTCGACGGCGACACCTACGACCCTCATCTCGACGCCCACAGACTCAAAGGCCAACACGCCAAGGTCTGGCGAGTCATGAGCGACGGACACTGGCGCACACTGTTCGAGCTCGCACACGCCAGCGGCTGCCCTGAGGCTAGCGTGAGCGCTCGACTCCGCGACTTCCGCAAGCCCCGCTTCGGAGGACACACAGTGGAACGCCGTCGCCGCGGCAAGGGAGGCACCTGGGAATACCGGGTGATCCCGTCTAGCAAACCCTCATAACCCCACCCAAGGAGAGCCACGATGTCCGTCAAGGTTTACCGAGTCTCCCCGCTTACCCGCAAGGGCACCCTCCTCGAGCTACCCACGACTCAGGAGAAGATCGACCAGTGGTTCAAGTGGAACCGAGCGCCTGGTACACCGCATATCCAAGACTACTTCCCTGAACTGAGCGACTCGGAGAGAGAGTTCATCCTCACAGGTCACACCCACGAGGACTGGGACACCCTCTGGCCCCGGTGCGGCCTTTGCGGCGACGCGGAAGAGTTGCACGACGAAATCAGCGATCACGACTTCGTGGAGACCACGGTATGAGCAAGCTGGACGAGATGATCGCCCTCACCGATGGCATGGATCTGCCTGTGCGCCGTCGAAATGACGCCAAGTGGATCCTCCGCAACGCTGCTGTGCGTAACTTCGACCATCCGAACATCCGCAGGCTATTGGCTGCCGCACGTGACGTTACGCGAGGCGGTACGAGGGAAAATGTGGCCGAATGCGGCTGTCGTGAGAAAGCACTCAACTCCCAATGACCCTCCACAAGAGCTCGACCACAACCCGAACCCGCGCGGCCATTACCGCCGAGATCCGCGTACACTGGCCATCCATCATCCGAAAGGCACGCCGCAAAGGAATCATCGCCTCCGCCCTCGACGCGCTGCCCCCCAACACAATCAATCTTCTCGGACAAAGCGCCAAGACAGCGGCCAGCACGACCGCAGGCGTACTCACTGCCGTCCTCTACATGGCTCCTCACAGAGAAGCCTTCGAACCTCATACCCCCTACACCCTATGCCCATACGCGGGCCTATGCTCCAAATTCTGCCTCGGCCAACACTCCGGCCGGATGCGCACTGTCACGTCGGAGAGAGCACGCCTCTGGAAGACCGCCCTCTACATGGGCGCACGCTCCCTCTGGCGAGAACTGCTAGTCGCAGAAGCCCTCCACCACCAGCACAGAGCCCTTGACCTAGGACTGTTCCCCGCAGTTCGACCCGACGGCACCTCCGATACAGGAGAAGGGCGTCTCCTCGCCCAAGCCATCCCTGGTCTCCAGATCTACGACTACACGAAGAACCCTCAAAAGGTCACCAAACCCAACCGCCCCAAGAACTACCACCTCACCTACTCCTACAACGAACTCACACCCGCTCGAGGTCGCCACAGCCTCCCAGCGCTCATTGCCACCGGCACCAACGTAGCCGCCATATTTGACACACCGAAAGGAGACCCCCTCCCCTCCTCGTGGAACGGCATACCCATCCTCGACGGGGACATCCACGACGCACGGTTTCTCGACCCGCCGGGTCACATTGTCGGACTACGCCTCAAGGGCCAGACCTATCACCAACAAGACCTCGCTGACACCGCACTTCCCACCACCCCTCAGACCTTGGGAGCCTTCCAATGCCCTCCGCTGCCTACTACACCTACCGCAACCTCCGTACAGGAGGATACTCTGTAAGGCACCGCGGCCGAGTCGTACTTCGAGCCCCGCAACTCTTCCTCAAGGACGTGACGTTCACAGTCTCAGAAGCTGGAAGACTTCGCGTCATCAAGGAGAGGCGCAAAAACGTCCACGCCTTCTGCGTCACTCCCGAACTACCCAGGACTTCGCGCCCCTCCAAGCCACCTCGACACACACAGCGCCTTCATTACAATCCGTACACCCATCCAGACTTCTATTCGTACCTCCCTGCCGAGTATGCACACCTTCCTAGCACACCCACCCCACGCAAGGGCAGCCGAGCCATCGTTTACATCGAACATGCGGAGTACGTTCACCTCACAGCCTCGGATGGCATACAGGCAGCGGGGCTGCTCCTCTACTAGCAGAGGACATCGTCGGCCACTGGACGATCGGCGGCGACTTCGTCATCAGCGACGCCAACGACGACAACGCGCCGCTCATCACCATCACCATCCACGACGACGCGATGCGAGAGTTGGCGCGCACCGACCACGCCAGCTTCGGCGCTGGCATTGGCGACATGATCGCCTCGCGTCCGCACCCCTACGGAGAAGACTGACGTGCCCCAGAAGATGCGAACCGTCGCCATCACCCCCTGTCGATGCGAGTGCGGATACCGCTGCGGCGGTCCGGGGCGATGTGACCTCGGGGTATTCGAGTGCCTCAAGCGAGACGACGGTAGCCACTACGTCATCGACTGCGAGCACCGATTCGACCCGCTGACCCAGACTTGTTCAGAGTGCGGGCGCACCAGACTCGCCCATGACATGTGCCACGGGGCATGAGTGTGTGTGGGTGGGTGGCGTCCGACCATGAAAGCCGATCATGCCCACTTGTGAGATACGCCTGGCGCATCAAGACCAGATCACTGCCAGAGACCTGCAACTCCACCTCAGAGCAGACGGCATCATGGCAGGGGAATCCCAAACAGGGCTCCGACGCCTCCACAACGGAGAGTGGGTCGCACACCTGTGCCTCCCTCCCGGCACGCACACCCTTCAAGCTCGCTGGTTCGACCCGTCCTCCGCCCTCTACTCAGAGTGGAGTGCGCCCCGAGACTACTCGAGCCCCACTTTTGTCCCCGAGCCCGGCTCCTTCGGCCCCATCGCCGGGCTGCTTCTCCTCGCACTCATCGTCAGACGCCGACTCAGGAGCTCCACATGACCTGCCTTCTTGCCCTCGATCTCGGCTCGCACACAGGCTGGGCGCTCGGCCCCGTCCAATCCATCACGCCCCCCCTCTACGGACGATGGAATCTCTCAGGCGACCACGGACCTCGCTTCATCCAACTGCGCGAACACATCTCCGCTCAACTCTCCCCGCTTCAAAGCGAGAAGGGCCTCCCGGTCGTGATCGCCTACGAAGAGGTCCGCCGCTGGTCAAGCTCCAGCGCAGCCCACCTGTATTGCGGCTTTCGTAGTGTTATCCACATACTCGCCGCCGAGGGCAGCCACCAGATCCTCCCCCTCTCACCATCCGCCATCAAGCAGCACGCGACCGGCTCCGGCAATGCCACCAAGGTCCAGATGATCCAAGCGGCCGTCAAACGCCTCAGCGTCCCACTCGACCACCAGAAGAAGGGTCACGACGACATGGCGGACGCACTCTGGACCTTCGACCTAGCCCGATGCCGCCTCAGAGACGCTGAGAGCACCGACGCGACGCGATCAGCCGAGACCAGCGAGCACCCTAGCTAGCTCCTTGGCAAGCTCCTGGGCGCGACTGAGCGCCTTCCTACGCCGCCCCCTGTGTTCCGCCGCCTGCATCGCCTTGCAGCGCAAGCAGTAAGCATGGCTCCTAGCCCGAGGCTCCCTACCGCACAGCGCACACTGCGGGGCTTTCCCCATCCCTAACCCAGCCTCTCGCTCAAGACGCCTCGCATGATGACGTCGATCTCCGGGCCAAGAAAACCCTTGTGCGCCAGTCTCTGCGACTCCAGGTCCTCCAGCATCCTCTCCGCCTCCGCTCGCTCCAGCGTCTCCGCATGACGCTGAGCAGCCTGCTTCGTCCGCCGCTCCCACTCCCGCAGCTTTCCCACAATCGACCGGCAATGCTCATGCACCGTATTCGGCCCTGGCACCCGTCCATAGGCCCACGTGCCCATCAGCCTCCTCATTGCCGGGCGCAGGATTCGCAAATCCCACCCCGCCGTGTACCGCACCAAAATGTCGATCTCAGCATCCTGCCTCTCCTCGTACCGAGACCCCCACAGCAGCACCGGCTCCGCCATCAAGCGCCGCCGCTCCTCGCGCTCCTTCATGTCCACCCTATCTACCCCCATCCTCTGTCTCAGCATTCCTCTTCAACGGCCAATCCGGGCACGTCTCATAGTGAGACACGTACGACTGACCCCCACGCCTATCCTTCAAAACCAACGGCTCCCCCGCCTGATCTGTGTTCCTTACGTACACCGCATTGATCCGCGACAGCGGCATCACTACGTCCCCCGGACCTAGCAGAAACACGAGCTTCGCTCCGCAACGCTTGCACTCCCTCTCCGCCCCATTGAACTCAGCCATCAGGCCTTCCCTCCACTGATCGCCGACAGCGCGCCACCCACCTTACGCGGCTGACTCCCACGGGGCCGCAACCAACCACTCCTCACCCCATTGCACAGCACACTGAACCAACGCGCCCGCTTCCGACCACTCCCGTGCGACCAGTCCCGACAAGTCTCGATCGCGTAATCCACATGCACCGGACCACACAACTTTTCGTGGCCTTCCCACCAGGCCTTCAGCTCCTCAGCCAAACGCGCAACCTCGAGCTCGTCTGACGGGAACAGCGTAGCCGCGCGACCCCCCCGGCCACGCGGCTGCTTCTGATGCTCGGGCCATCCAGTCAAGCGCAGCCGAGGACGCCCGTCCTCAGCGCACCCCAGCTCCACACATCCTTCAGCGACCAACTCCGCCAGCCGCTTCTCCACCAACTCAGGCTGCTTTGCGCGGCGACGAAGTGGGCAACACCCCGCAATAATCTGCGACGTACGGGCATCCCCATACCCATTGGCATCCACGTAGTGCAGTAGCTGTCGAAACAGCAACTCAGCCCCCTCGCTTACGTGGCTGAGACTTTCCGAGCTATTGATTTGCTCCTTGATCCGCCGGTCCGGCACCTCTTCTCCCCTCGAATGAATGAGAAGAACGCCATCAACTCCTCCGGCCGAAGCACCCCACGCGACCGCTCGCTGTACCGGTAAGCAGTCTCCCAAGAAACTCCGCGCATCCCTGCGCACTGCTTACGGAAGGTCACGTACTTAGTGCCCAATCGTGCGGCACCCACTCTTTGGGTGATGCCTTCATCTCTGCACCAGCGGATCAACGGATTCTTCTCTTGATACGGCATGTCTACAGTATACACCTGGGCTACACTTGCGCCACCGAAAACCACAACACTCACCAAGCCCCATCACCTGCCTTTTGAGGAGAAGACAGTGAACAGCACGACTGCAATCAAACTCGCACGCCTCGCCGCACCCTTCCCCCCCAAGGCCGTCCACTGGCGAATCGGCGTCACCAGCAAAAACAGTGGCGGTCAGCCCGAGCGAGGCCTCGCGCTTGCGTACCTAGACGCTCGCGACGTCATGGATCGCTTCGACCTCGTACTCGGACAAAACGCTTGGCAATGCCGACACGAGTTCCATCAACGGGCCGAGCAGGTGATGGCAGTCTGCCACATCGGCGTCCGCCTCGACGACCACTGGGTCTGGAAGAGCGATGCCGCTGGTGAAGCACAGATGGAGGGCGTCAAGGCTGCAGCCTCGGACTCACAAAAGCGCGCCGCGGTACAATGGGGCGTCGGCCGGTACCTCTACCGGCTATCAAGCCCTTGGGTCCAACTCACCCGCAAAGGCCGCAGCACAGTGATTGCCGAAGCCGAGCGCCCCAAGCTACTGCAGATTCTCGCCGACGCGATCTACGATGCATCGCCAGTCTGTGGCATGCGAGTCGATGCTGACGGTAACGAACTCATGGATCGCGCCACCCTCGCCCGTATCTACGAGATGGCCGAGCTCCGACTGGTAGAACTCAGCGTCAAAGGCATCAAGGTAGAGAACCTGCTCTCCGAGCTTCTCGCCGACACGCCGTGGAGAGGAGCAACAATGCGCGACCTGGCCATGGCCCCGAAGAAGCTCCTTGCAGAACTCGCGCCCAAGATCAACGACTGGAAACCTCGAGACGATGCCCCTGACTTCTGAGCAACACCCGCCACCACCACTCACCCCACGACAGAGCAGATCCGCGTACCGCCACGGGGCACTATGAACCCCGCTGGCGGACCCAGGATCACCATTCGCTCCATCTCTCCCGGTGTCGGTGGCGTAGTGCCAAGCGCGCGGCAGCAAGCGCGATACCGCTCCGCAGCTGCCCGGTTGCGACCCGAGGCCAGCCACTGGCTGTACGTACTTTCACGCTGCTTCCTGAACTCGGCCAAGCTCATCGAGCTACCCACAGGAAGAACCCCGCAGCGACCGCAAGAGTCAGGAACGCCAAGCGATACCTACCCTGCTCCATGCGCTCACTCATCGATGTCCCCCCCACGAATCACCACCAGCGACTCGCACAGGTTTACCAGCGAAGACAGTGCCTCCGCGCTCAGGCAAGACGCTTCCGCTGCCGACTCCACTAAGACAGCGGGACATGGCGGCACGTCACCGGGTGCGACGCCGGTAGCGTGCCGACAGCCGACGGAGACGCCGCAGAGACTCACCGCGAGTGTGACGACGAGCCTGGAGTTCAACCACCTCCGCACGCCTCTCCGCGTCCCCGCTCGCCTCGCGCAACCGCTCATCAGCTCGGCCCTGCCCCTCTCGCGCGCGTCCATACAGCACGATTACTGCGAGCATCAGACCAGCAGCCCCAATCCCCAGGCTGCCAACGATTGCCCACAGCGAGGCACTCAACTCTGCGCCGCACTCGTCAGCTTCGGGTTGCGCTGATGGAGATACTGCAAGATCGCCGATGCGATGATTGCGCCTCCATTCACAATCGACGTTCCCATGGCACCGATCTCATCGGCACTCGTCACACCCGCCGCAGTCAGCACGATCGTCAGAATCGGCAGAAGTGCCGACCACAGCGAACGCGAAAGACCCACCCATTTGTTCTCACCCATCTCATCTCCCTTTCGGTTGGAACTCGACGTGGATGTGCGTGTGTTCTACCACCACGTCGAAGTCATTGCCTAGTCGCTCAGCTAGCTCCCCTGCCACTTCCCCCACCTCAGTCGGTGTCAGATCTCGTGTGCGAAGATCGACAGCTCCCCCGGTGTAGTGGAGGGACGCCCTGCCATGCGCCCCCTCCAGTCCAGAAGTGAGCGTGCATACCTTGCCGCGCTCCGCGTAGACTCCCGCGCAGACTACGAGCGCCAGAACCATCTCGGGCCGAAGCCCCTGGATCGAGACACCCGGCTTGATCGCAAGACTCATCGCGTCCCTTCCAGTTCCACCCTGCACCTCACCAACTCATCGAGGAAAGCCACCTTGCTAGCGTCGATCGCGTCGCGATCTTCTATCGCGTGCCATGACTCGATGAGTCCAGTAAGAGCAGCCACCGCACCCGCCACCGCAGCGAGATACGAGACACCCTCACGAGCGCGCACGCCCGTTTCCATCCATCGGAATACGCCTAAGCAACTCGTTCACGCCGTTGCTGATCGCATCCAACTTCTCTTCGTGTCGGTCCACCCGATCAGCCAGATGCTCCACCTCTCGGTCGAGCCCATCCACTCGACGCTGAGTCTGATAGATCGGGTCTGCGCGACTCTCATGCTGCCGCTCGCATTGCTCGATCTTCTCTTCAGCCACGGTCATCCTCCCCGCTAGCACCGCAGCCCAGCGAGATATTCCCACGAGGGTGGCAGCCACCGCGGTAACGGTGACAGCGGATATCCACTCAACGAGGGCCATCTTCTCATTGCTCACTTGTCCGGCTACGGGCCACTACACGATACCGCCATGCCGGGATCGAACGCATCGAGTGACGCGCACAGAGCGGCGTGCGCCGCCAGATCCGTTCCCGTCAGGTTCGTGCAATCACCGTTGCCTCCGCATAGGTCGGTGGCCTCCCTGCCATATCCGGCATACCCGTTCAGGTTATACAGCTCCTGGGCGCCGCCTCCGGCCCCGCCCTCGTGGTGCAATTTGTAGGTGGGGTAACTGCCCAGCGTGTCTCGCCACGCGCGAGCGCCGTTACCCTTTCCGGAAAACACGTAACCAGTCCGGTCTGACCAGCAGCGCGAATCGGTGCGCCCGCACGCAAAGCCAATCTGGTCCGCGAAACTATAGCCGTCCATGACGGCTGACCCGGCGTAACTCGCAACGCCCATCAGATCCAGAGCAGTCATATAGATATCGGTGACGCTCATGGTTTCGCTGAGGGTGCCGGTGGGCAACCCCCCGCCGTAAGCATACGCAGGGACCCGAATGCCGTCCTCGTAGAGCGTGGATTTGCCATCGATGCCGTTATCGCCGATGACGATCATGACCGTGCGCGACCAATTAATCTCGTCGATCAGACGGCCGAGCAGCGCGTCGGCCTTCTGCACCTGGAGTGCCACGCAATCGTAATTCACAAGCGGCAAATCGCATGTCTGTGCAGGTGCCGCCATGCCAGGATCGTGGAAGGGGAATCTTGTGTTGCCTAAGCCGATGTGTGCGAGAAAGGGTCTTGTCTTGTCACGGGTGCTGAAGTCCGCCAACAATTGCGACACCATCACGTCGTCCACGTACTCAGACTGATTTGCACTCTGGGGCGGGGTGCTCGTGTAGGCCGGAGCAGCGGCCGCGAAGGCCGCTGGATCTTGCGTTTGGAGGGTCCAGTTTCGATAGCCGCCGCCGTCCAGGCCGACACCCGGCCAGCCGTAGAAGTAATTCCATCCCATCCCGCCCTTTGCCCATGCGCCGTATGTCTGCCCGCTTAATCCATACTTGCCATAGGCGCGAGTCTCGGCACCCCCCACGTCCCTGGCGAGCTTCGCAAGGTTGTGGTCGGTGTCGTCGTCCAACTGGTTGCCCGCTGTCGGCCCGTAGACCCCGGTCCTAAAATTGTGCTGCCCGAGGTTGAGCGAAGCGCGCGTAGTGGCGCAAGCCGGGTTGACGTAGGCCGCCGAGAATCTCACGCCTTGCTGGTCGAGAGTGTCGAAATTGGGGGTGGCCTGATCCGTGGCCCGTGAGTCGGTACTCCCCGACCTTTTGTCGTGCACATTGCCGAAGTCGTCGAGCGTGACGATCAAGAGCGCCAGCTCCGCCGTGCGCCCCTGCGCCGCCCCCGCACCCACCACCGCCCCCTGCTGGGCGTAGGCCGGGGCGACCCACAGAGCCACGAACGCCGCAACGATCAGGGCGCGCATCAGTCGGCCACCTTCAACCATCGAATGCGCGTGCTCCTATGCACAATCTCATGGTCGAATTCATCGCCGCCATCGCTCTCGCATGTACCCGACAGGGGCGAAGGAGGCGGATTGTTCGGATCAATGCAATTCGTATCGCTAGTGCACTGATTTCCGGCGTTCGGCCCCCCGACACAGCGATAATTCGCAGGATGACAGTCATCGGCGTAGAAGTAGAAATCGAGCGGCGGTGTCGTAACCGTCAGCACCCCTGAACTGAGAGCCGCGTGATTAACCACTTGGCTAGTTACAGAATCATCCTGGCCGGCCGGTGCCAGCACGGCCTCGGAATCCAGATCGACTGAGCCGGTCCCCGCACTGTTCGGCTCGATGTATCCGAGATACTTTAAGCAAGCGCGTATCCCAGCCGTGTCGCTGCACGCACCACCGGCCCCCGGGCAATCGGTATCGAGAATGCACGTCTGCCCGCTGTTCGTCGATGACGCATTACACGCCTTGTATTGACCCTCGATCGTGGCATCCGTATTTCGCCAGCCAAACCCCATATCCCATAGATACGTCCCGGCATATGCAAAACGAAACATCCCAGCGTCGCCCGTGCAGGTTCCGCCCCCCGTGCATTGAGCGTTACCGTTGGGGCACACGGCGTCCTCGTTTGTGCCACCTACACAGATGGGGAGCGCCTCGATGGTAATCCCCGAATTGGCACTCGATGAACTCATCGCATTGAAGTACTTGATCTTGAAGGGTGCCCACACATCCGCGTTTATCGCCGAGGTACCCGTAAGGGCGCCCGAGCGACTCATCAGCGCGAACCATTGCGTACCAAATGGACAACTTGCACCCGTCCACCCCGCGTCCGTTAGCGTGCAGTCGTCATTCGACAACAACCCCGCATTGTCCACCTGCATACGCAGCCGAAAATTGCCGTCATTCAAGCCGTTCCATAGCTCCGATGCGCCGCCATCGGTCGCGTGGCGCGCAGATACGAACGACGTAGCGTCCACATTACCGGCACCATCCACGTAAAAGGGCGCGGTGGGTCCCGTACCACCTACCGCAAAGTCGTCAGTCGCAGAGCTTGGATAGGTCACACCACCGCTAGAGGTCGTAGCCCCACCGCCTCCCGCCGCATGAGGAAAAGGCTCCGCGCCCATCAACCAGGGCACCATCACACACATCACTGCGATCACTAGCCAACGCTTCATGCCTCTACCCTCCACAGCT